GTGGCTCTGCCCTGGACTACACCGTGTCTCGTATCGGCCTGGGCGATTATGCTGCCCTACCGAACAAGAACACGACGGGTCGTCCTCTTCAGATTTATGTGAACCGACAGGTGAATCCTGAGTTCACGCTGTGGCCCGTACCTGATCTGCCGTACACGATCCTGTATTGGACGATGCGTCGGATTCAGGACGCCACTACGTCAACTGACGTGATGGACATGCCGGTGCGCTTTGTGCCGTGCCTCGTGGCAGGACTGGCATTCCAGATCGCCATGAAGCGTCCGGAGGCTGCGGCCAGGGTTCCCCATGCTCAAGCAGGAATACCTGGAGCAGTTCCAGCTTGCGGCAGACGAGGATCGTGATCGCGCTCCCGCCCGCTTTGTGCCCTGGTCTTCGTACCCATGAGTGTTAAGTTCGCTCGTGGCAATAAGGCCTATGCCTTCTGTGATCGGTGCTATCAGCGCTACGATCTGAAGGATCTCACTTGGCAAGTCGTGAACCAGATTCCGACTGGCCTAAAGGTGTGCGATGAGTGCAACGACGTTGACCATCCACAGTATCAGCTAGGCAAGTTCCCGATCAACGATCCGGTTGCTTTGCAGGATCCGAGACCGGATATTAACCCAGGCCGAAGCCTCTGCGGCTGGAACCCGGTTGGCAATTCTGCCACCACCACGAACGGCAACGTGGGCAACGTTGCTATCTTTGTAGGATAGGAGCGTATCATGAAGGGCAAAGCCCACACGCCGACCAGCATGGACATGAAGAAGTACGGGCGGAACGTCGCTCGTGCCATGAACCAGACGGGCGGTGCCGTTTACGGCAAGAAGACTCCGGACGGCGTGAAGACGGTTGACGCGAGCGCGTACGACCTGAAGCCGGTTGCCGACAAGGGTATCCAGAAGGCCCCGAACGACGCCATTGTTGCCAATGAGGGCTCGCCCAAGAAGGCCACGAAGATTCGTGGGACAGGCGCAGCCATCAAGGGTATTATGGCTCGCGGCCCAATGGGCTAAGGGACTAGGCAGCCATGAATTACGCGACGCTTGTAGCTCTCCTTCAGGACTACACGCAGAACTCCTCGACGGAGTTCGTGGCTGCCATTCCTGACATTGTCCGGCTGGCTGAGGACCGGATCTATCAGTCCGCTCAGATCCCAGTCCTCAAGCGCAACGCCACGTCTAACTTCGTGGCGAACAACAAGTACCTTGCCTGCCCCACAGACTTCCTCGCCGCCTACTCTATGGCGGTGAAGAGCGCTTCCGGCGTGTACTCCTACATGCTGGAGAAGGAGGTTGGATATATCAACGAGGCCTTCCCGAACCCTTCGGTGACGGGCGTGCCTCGCTACTACGCGCTGTTCAACGACGCGACGTTCGTGGTTGCGCCTGCTCCGAACGACTTCTTCGAGGTCGAGCTTCACTACTTCTATGAGCCGCCGAGCATTGTAGAGACGGGCACGTCCTGGCTTGGCGACAACACGGAGAGCGTCCTCTTCTATGGAGCGCTGTGTGAAGCCTACACCTACATGAAGGGCGATGCTGACCTTCAGACCCTTTACCGCCAGCGGTACGATGAGGCCCTTGGGCGACTGAAGAACCTGGGTGAAGGCATGGATAAGCGCGACAACTTCCGACTTGATATGCCGCGTATCGCGCCGACCTAGGATTAGACGATGGCAATCGTTCAAGCTTTTTGCACGAGCTTCAAGAAGCAGCTTCTTGAAGGCGTGCATGACTTCCGGACCGTTGGTGGAGACACGTTCAAGATCGCTCTCTATACGGAGGCTGCGAACCTGAACTCCACGACGATTGCCTACACCACGACGGGGGAAATCTCTGGAGGCGGTTACACGGCTGGTGGCCTAGCTCTCACAAACATAGGACCAACCGAGTACAACTTGGCTGGTGTTTGCTCATTCCAGACAGCAACCTGGGCGGCTGCTACGTTCTCTGCTCGTGGGGCAGTAATCTACAACACGACCCCGGCGCATACCTACACCAACCCGGCTTGCCTTGTGCTAGACTTCGGCACGACGAGGTTCGCGGTGAACAATGTCTTCCAGGTGCAGTTCCCTCAGATCACCGATCTCAGCGCGATTGTAAGGATCAACTGAGATGCCTTTCGTAATCGCGGATCGCGTCCGAGAGAGTAGCGTCACTACAGGGACGGGCAGCCTTGCGCTTGCTGGCGCCGTTACTGGGTATCAGACGTTTGACGCGGTTCTCGATACGGGCGACACGACCTACTACACGGCGGCTGATCAGGGCGGCTCCAACTGGGAAGTCGGCATCGGCACGTTCACTGCCCCATCCACCCTAGCTCGCACGACGATTCTCTCGTCTAGTAACGGGGGTAGCATCGTCAACTTCGGTGCTGGCACGAAGGATGTCTTTATCAGCCTGCCTGCCAGCAGGACCGTTCAGTCTGTCAGCGGCGGCTCTACCGGCCTTACGCCGTCCACTGCTTCGTTTGGGGCAGTAACCCTTGGGGGTACGCTGGCGATTGGTAGCGGCGGCACTGGGGCAACGACGGCTCCTGATGCTCTGACTGCCCTGGGCGCTGTTGCCAAGGCTGGCGATACGATGACCGGCGTTCTTGGCATTGTGCCAGGAACCTCAATTGCCCCAGGTCTGACGTTCTCGGGCGACACCAACACGGGCATCTTCTCCCCAGCCGCCAACACGATTGCCTTCACCGAAGGTGGCGTTGAGGCCCTTCGTATCAACAGCAATGCTCAAGTTGAGTTCAACCTAGGCTCTGTGTCCCTGCCGTCCATCACAGCGGCAGGGGACATAAACACAGGCATTTTCTTTCCGGCTGCTGACACGATAGCCTTCACTGAGGGTGGCACCGAGTCTGCCCGTATCGACAGCAATGCCAACTTCATGATTGCCACGACTACGGCTGTCTCTCGTCTTACGGTCAATGGCGATGTGGCTGGCACGTTCTTCGTGAACCCGACTACAGTGTTGGCTAACTACACGATTCCAACCAACTACAACGCCATGACGACAGGGCCGATTTCCGTAAACAGCGGCGTGACCGTAACCGTGCCTTCGGGCAGCACATGGACGGTGATCTAAGATGCCCGTGCGCCTCAACTCCTCCGGTGGCGGCTCCGTCACAATGGACGTGCCTGCTGTTGGCACGACAACGACGCTGAACCTTCCGACTGTCGATGGCACGCTTATCGCGTCCGACAACAGCGGCAACGTCACTTACTCTGGCACGACGACCTTCTCAGGCAACGCGACCTTCAACGCGGGCTTGGTGCCGTCGAGCAGCTTTCTGCGGAACCGCATCATCAATGGTGCGATGTCCATATCTCAACGGAATAGCACGTCTTCGGTGAACGTCAGTTCTGACAGCTACTCGCTTGATCGTTGGCTCAATCGCGTCTCGGGTGGTGGTGTTATTGCCAACCAGCAGTCTACGGCAGTTGTTCCGACCGGGTTTGCTTACTCAGCAGCCCTGACTGTACAGACCGCCGACGCCTCAATCGCTGCTGGCGATGTGTATGATTTTGAGCAGCGCATTGAAGGCTTCAACACCTCTGACTTGGGTTGGGGCACGGCATCGGCCCAGACTGTCACGCTGTCCTTCTGGGTGCGCTCGTCTGTTACCGGCACTTACGGTGTGGGCATTCAGAGCGCCGCGTACACCCGATCTTATGTCACGACATACACCGTAAACGTGGCGAACACTTGGGAGTTTAAGACGCTCACCATTCCGGGCGACACCAGCGGCACGCAGAATGTGGGCAATGGTCTGGGCGTTGGCGTCTGCTTTGATCTGGGTTCCGGCTCAAACAGCAACACAACGGCAGGAGCTTGGGGCGCTGGCGGCGGCTTTTTCCGCACGTCGGGCTGCGTCAACTGGATCGCTAACGCTGGCGCGACCTTCTACCTGACCGGCGTGCAGTTCGAGGTTGGCTCTGTAGCCACACCTTTTGAGCGCCGCCAGTATGGGCAGGAACTGATGCTGTGCCAGAGGTATTATGAACGTGGCTTTGTGTGGCGATTCATAACGACAGGAACCTCAAACCTAGATGCGACAACAGTTTATTGGAAGGTTCAGAAGCGTGCAGCCGCTACCACAACTGTTGCGTTATCGTCTTCATCTGCACTAGTTTCAGGGCCATTTCTCACGCCCGGCGGTGGAGGGCAGGGAGAATTTGCCGCCGAATACAGCTTTACGCTCAGTAGCAGTGGATTTTGCCATTCCTCCTGGACAGCTTCGTCGGAGCTTTGACAATGTACTCCAACGCCACCTATCACATAGACCTTTCCGGCAACCAATCAGCCATCCGCTGCGACATCAACGGCGTGACCAGCTTCGTGCCCCTAGATGAGGCGAATACCGACTACAAAAATATCATGGCCCTGGTAGCTGAAGGCAAGCTCGTCATCGCTCCTTCGGAGACCCCCTGATGCCCGTCATCATCAACGGAACTACCGGCATCTCTGGCACGGACGGCTCTGCCTCTATCCCTGCCGTGCAGGGCACCGACGCGAACACGGGGATGTTCTTCCCTGCGGCTGACACCATCGCCTTTGCCGAAGGCGGCACGGAGGTCATGCGGATCGACGCCAGCGGCAACGTCGGCATCGGCACGTCGTCGCCCCGAAGCAGGCTTGATATCGCAAACGGAGAGCTTCGCGGCGTCAATAATATTGGCGGTCACGCCAACAATTCCGCGTATTCTATTTGGGGTGGCAACGATAGCCTAAACGGGGGCTATATACAGCTTTATGGCGGCAGCCAGTCAGTAAACCCAAGCGTAGTTTTGTTTGGTAATTCTGTTGGCGGTGAAGCCATGCGGATTAACGCCGACCGCCGCGTCTCCATTGGCAGCACGGCGGTCAATGCGCTTCTGACTGTTGATGGTGGCGGCCCCACACTTACCAATCAGGGGTTTGCGTTCTATGCTCAAAGCGGTAACGCAACGCTGACGGGTTATGCTGGCGGTCAGACCATCAGCGACAATTCGATTTGGGCTTCTGAGCGCGTATCCGCCAGAGAGTTCAACGCCCGTTCTGACCGCAGGCTCAAGACCGACATTGCGCCAATTCCTGCCGAAGATGCTTTTCGCCTGATCGAGAGTGTCCCTGCGGTTCACTACAAGTGGAAGAATAACCCCGATGGCGGCGTGAAGTTTGGTTTCATCGCTCAGGACTTGGTGAAGGCTGGGTTCTCTAATCTCGTCGGCGCCTACCAAGATACGCGCGTTGAAGAAGAAACCGACGCGGACGGTCTGACCTCTTTGGCTGGCGTTGCAATGACGGTCAACTACGACCAGATCATCCCCGTGCTGGCGGTCACCATCAAAGAACTGAAGGCCGAAGTGGACGCCCTCAAGGCCCGCATCGCAACGCTGGAGGCCCGCTGATGTCCACAATCCAAGCCTCTAACCTCAAGAACGCCGCCTCCGCGAGCAACAACATCGTCCTCGACGCTTCGGGTAACACGACGTTCGCGGGCACGGCGGTGATGGGCTCGTCGTTCCTCCGAAACCGGATCATCAACGGCAATATGTACGTCGCCCAGCGGGCAACGTCGGCTACTGTGACGGCTGGTACGGGCGTGCCTACGGCCAGCACCGGCTACCCCTGCGTGGACCGCTTCTTCGTCTACAGCACGGGCGCAAACGTCACGGCCGCACAGGTGACTGCTACCGGCGCGACTCCTTTTCTGCTTCGCATCACCGGGGCTGCGTCTGTTACCGCGATTGGTGTCGGCCAGCGCATCGAGACCAACAACAGCATCGACCTTGCTGGGCAGACCTGCACCCTCTCGGTCGAACTTGCCAACTCCCTGCTGACAACGGTGACGTGGACGGCAAGCTATGCCATTGGCACTCCTACCAAGACGCAGATTGCCACTGGCACCTTCACGGTCACCAGCACGCTGACGCGGTACTCCGTTAATATCGCAGTGCCTGCCGCCGCCACGACCGGCATTGAAATCCTGTTCACTGTGGGCGCGCAGACCAGCGGTACTTGGGATATCGACAACGTGCAGTTTGAACCCGGTAGCGTCGCCACGCCATTCGAACGCAGGCAATTTGGCCAAGAACTAACGCTGTGCCAGAGGTACTTTCAGCGGTTCTCCGCCTTCTGCGGCTCTAACTTCGACAGCTTCTTATCGTACTTTGGCGGCATAGGCTCTTCCAGTGCGACACAAATATTTCCGGTTCAGATGCGGGCCACTCCCACAGGATCGCTTTCTACTTCTACTATAGAATACTATTCCTATGCGGGGTCTTGGACATCAACAACATTAAGCCCAATTCCGTTGGATAGCCAGAGGTTTTATCTTTTTTGTCTTACGGATGGAGATGGGCGAGGAAAGTTGATGCGTAACTCAGGCAATCTTACCGCCAATCAACCTTATGCAAGCTGGGCTGCGGAGCTTTAAATCATGTATTCTGGCGCCCAATATTACAATGATCCAGTTGGTAACAGGGTGGGTATCCGCGTGGATATCAACGGCGTGACCTCGTTTGTGCCGCTCGATGAAGCCAACACCGACTACCAGAACATCATGGCGCTGGTGGTGGCTGGTGAGCTTACTATTGCCCCTGCCGACTCTGCTGGGGGATAAAGACAGGTGTTTGGCTTCTACCCATTCAGCGGCGCTTCGTTCAGTGGGCTAGCCAACGCCTTCTATGCCGAGAGTGTGTCTGATGCCATTGTCCTGACGGATGCTGCCAACAGCACCCTGTCGGGTGTTGCCGCCGCGTCGGATACCCTCGTGCTGTCTGAACTGGCTGACGGCAGCCTCAGCATGCTGGCGAGCGCGTCCGACGCTATCGTCCTGACGGACTTTGCGGCAAAGGCTCCGGACTGGTTTGCGGCGGCGTCCGACACCCTGACTCTGACCGACTCTGCCGACATAAGCTATAATTTCCTGGGTGCGGCATCTGACACGATAACTCTTACGGATTCCGCCACAGGAGGCTTTGCTTTCCTGGAGAGCGTGTCGGACTCCATCACCTTTGCAGAGACGGCGGTCGGCAACTTTGCCGCGTCGGCAAGCGCGTCCGACACCATCGTCCTGTCAGACGCCACGACCGGAATTATAAGCGCCGCTCTACAGGCCGCTGACGCCATAACCCTGACCGACAGTGCGGCAAATATCGCTGGCATGGTCGCGTCTGCGTCGGATACAATCACCCTCGTAGATGTTGGGGCAGGATATGGCGGCTGGGATCCCATACCCAATCCGAATCCAGGCTGGGCTCCGATAATTGGACCAGGGGTCATAAATGTCTGGGATCCCATTTCTTCGGTTACGGCAACCTGGACCCCTATAGGAAACAGCTAGATGAGCCTCAAAGACACCCTCCGAGTCACAGACGAAGCCGCCGCCGGGCTGGTCATGGGGCATTCTGCCCAGGACAGCATCGACGTGAAGGGCTCCTTCAAGGTTATCTGCCGGGCCGCTGACGGCTCCGTTCGCTGGGAAGACGATCTCTCGAACCTCGTTGTGACGGTCGGCAAGAACGACCTCTTCAACAAGTACTTCAGTGGCTCGGCCTACAACGCGGCCTTCTTCGTTGGCCTCAAGACGGCTGGCTCGATCAGCGCCGCTGATACGA